TCCGTTCAAACCTAAATTAAGCAGTGACATTAATGCCGCTGAAACTTCTGTGTATGTGCTGACAGATAACAAAGGCAACGCAGTATGGAAATCGGCAGGCGGCGGACAGCTGTATTCACATCAACTTTCTTTGAATGAGTATGCCGTATGGGCAAATGTTTCTCCGATGTCGGGACGTGAGTATGAGGAGTCACAAAAACTGCGTGCAGAAACCACATACAAAATTACAACAAGGTATTTTCCGAATATAACCGAGGATATGAAAATTATGTTCGGGCTAAAGGTTCTTGATATTGTTTCTGTTCTTAACATAGGCGAAAACAATACGGAATTGCAGATTGTTGCAAAGGAGAAAGACCGAAATGGCAAGGAATATTGATGTATTCGGATTTGACGAACTTGAAAAAGCTATGAAGCAATGCGAGAAGAATTATCCGAGTCAGGCAGACGCATTCCTTATGGCAGAAGGACGTGCCGTAAATAAGAGAACAAAATCACTTACACCGGTAAGGACAAAGAAACTCCTAAACTCATGGAGAACGAAAAAAGTAAAACTGTATAAGGACGGTAAAGTGAGAGTAGTGAGAGTTCAGTCAACAGCACCTCATGCACATCTTATAGAACTCGGTCACAAGATTGTAAGCGGCGGCAGAACTCGGGAAAGAGGCAGAAAACTTAATCGTGTACAGCGTTCTGCAAGAGGCATTAAATCCGGCGGATATGTACAAGGTGATTTTATGCTTGAAAAATCAATGTCGGAGGCACAGGCAAAATTCAACTCGGGTGCAGAAAAACTGCTTGATAAGATAACAAAAGATATACAAATGTAGGAGGACAGATGATTACAGAAAAAGATATACAGACACGAACTGCGGAAATCCTTGCGAATGCCGGATTTAACGTGGTTGCCTCAGAAGTAGATGAGGGATTTTTTAAACCGGCAGTGTTTGTTTCTGCGTATCCTTCAGATGTACAGCCTCAGTGCTGTGGCGGTGCACTTGAGGAACTTACTGTTTCGGTAGAATTAAAATATATATCGGCTCTTGAAACTGTGGAGGACTGTATAGGTGCTTACAGCAGGATTAAAGAGCTTTTTTTGTACCCGACTTTCGATATTATGGACAGACATCTGACTATTCATGAAATGAATTTTGAAATTGAAAAGGGTGCAATGTATGTGTATTTTGATATAAATTTCATTCAGGCTGTGGATAAAACAGAAAAGTATGATGAAATGAATGAACTTGTGATACGGGGGGATAAAAATGGGGTTACCTGAAATTTTAATTGAATTTAAGACGAAGGCACAGACTGCGGTAACACGAAGTCAGAACGGAATTGTAGCGGTTATTCTTGAAGATTCAACCAAAGTCGGAGATGAAAATTTAAGTTATACATATAACTATGAAGCCGATATTGTCAAATCCGACTGGACAGCGACAAATCTTGACTACTTGAATAAAATATTTCTCGGCAAACCGAAACGAGTGCTTGTGGAAAGAGCGGAAACAGGCGAGGACTTCAAAAAGTCATATAACGCCGCCTTGGCACGCATTAGAAACAAGTCGTGGAACTGGCTGACGTTTCCGGGGTTGGAACCACATAAAGATTTGACGGAAGAACTGCAGAATTGGATTATTGCACAGAGAGCGGCAAAAAAGATGTTCAAAGCGGTTTTGCCTTGTTCTGCGGCAAATAATGAGGGCATTGTTAACTTTTCCACGAGCGGTATAAAAGTCGGAGCAAAGACATATTCGGCATATGAATATTGTGCAAGAATTGCAGGCTTGCTTGCAGGACTGTCAATGACGGAGAGTGCAACATATCAAGTTCTTTCGGAAATTGACTCTATAACGGAGAGTCTTACTCCCGATGAAGATATAGACGAAGGCAAGTTTATATTAATCAATGACGGTGAAAAAGTAAAAGTCGCACGAGGTGTAAATTCACTGCATATCTTAAGCGGTGATAAGACCGAAGATATGAAGAAAATCAAAATTATTGAGGGTATGGACTTAATGCGTGACGATATTCGTTCTGCATTTGAGAATAACTATATCGGAATTAATAACAGCTATGACAATAAGGTTATGTTTGTAGCTGCGATAAATCAGTATTTTGACGGACTTGTAAGAGAAGGCGTACTGTACGGCGATGCGGAAAATACAGCGGATATAGATGTTAATGCACAGCGTGACTGGCTTGTACAAAAATATGATATATCCGAGTACAGTGATGAACAGATTCGTAAGGCAAAGACGGGCAGTTATGTTTTTGTAACGGCGGATATAACATTCTGTGATGCAATAGAGGATTTGAAATTTTCTATAAATATGGAGTAAGGGAGGCAGTAAACAATGGCAGGAGAAAGAAAGCTTCCCGCTGTCGGAAAAGTAATCAGCGGTACGCACGGCTATTTTTGGTGGAACAACAGTATTTGTTATGAAATAACTTCATTTGAAGCAAAAATCAAAACAAACCGTGAAACGATAAACTTTTCGGGGCAAATGTGGGACGACAGTAAACTGATGGGTGTGTCCGGTACTTGGACAGCGAAAATAAAAAAGATTTATTCAAGAGGCAAAACGTATGCGGAGAAACTTTCAGCGGGTATTGACGAGCGATTGTCGCTTATATCAAAATTGGAGGACCCCGATAACGGCGGTACAGAAAGAGTACAGCTTATGTCATGCTGGCTTGATGAACTTACACTTCAGGCATTTGAGAACGGAAAAATTACCGAAGATGAATTTTCGGGCGGATTTGTCGGATTTAAGTATCTTGATACAATCGCTGACCCGTGTGTATAAAAATAATGATGGGGACACTAAAAAATGACGGCTATACAGCTGTTTTTTATTAAGAAAAAAAGGAAGGGACACTAAAATGAATAAGGCTACAAAATTAACATTAGCAGAACTTTTACGACGTAAGGAGCAGATGATTGCGTCAAAGAAAATTAAAAAGACAATGGATTTATATATCAAGTCCATTGATTCGGTTATAACGATTGAAGAACCAGACGGAGCACTTTGCCGTGACGCAAATGATATGGAGGCAGGCGAGGGTGATAAATATATGTGCTATGAATGCATTAAAGAACCTGACATTAAGTCGAAGGAAGTACAGGACGCATTCGGCTGTGCAGTACCTATGGATATTGTCGAAATTATATTTGCACCGGGCGAAATACCGCAGATTGCGATTGAGTGTATGAAGCTTGCCGGATATATGGGCGGTGTTGAAGCCGTAAAAAACTAATACAGACGGACGGTGACCTGCAGCTTATTCATTTCTATCTTCAAAAGGGATTTGATTGGGACAGGCTTGCAAGGCTATCACTGTCTGAAAAAATATTTTTAAAGGCGAGTATGGAGCTTGCTGTGGAAGAGGAGACGGAGAAGTATAAGGCGTTATTGGGGAGTGGGTGACGTAAAAATTGGCTCGTAATTTATCCGATATGTAGGATAAACTTTTATATCCCATATGTACGATTATCCTCCTTTCTTGCAGAAAATGGCTTAAAATATATGGTTTGCATTAAAACTTCTCGGATAATTATTACCGTTATGATACAATAATCCTATCAAATTAAAGATAGGAGTGATTACATGAGTAATTATCGCAAAAGTTTAAAGGTATACGAGCCGCCTGAATGTTTTAAGGATGGATTTGATTCATTCATTAATTCATTAAAGCCACGCAGTTTAAAGGAAGCGACAATATACAAATATCGTAGGGATTGCACTTTCATGCTGACAAGCTTTTTTGAAAACGGCATCACACAATGGTGTGACATAACGCTTCAAACGGTTACAGATGCTTTTAAGCACAGTAATAACAAGCCGAGTTTCCGCACATCCGCAAGACTATTTTTCGCTCATCTGGTTAAAATCGGGTTAGCGCATTCAAATTTTGGAGATGTCTTGCCAGTTGCCCGGAGGGCTCAGAAAGTTCCATCGTTATTCTCTAAGGATGAAATAGAACTATTATTGAACTCTATTAATAGAGATACAACAAAGGGTAAACGCGATTATGCAGTCATATTGCTCGCATTAAGACTGGGATTGCGCAATTCTGACATTAGGATGCTCACATTTGATAACGTTGACTTTGACAATCGTTTTATTGATTTCACCCAATACAAAACATCTGTACATCACAGGTTGAATATTCCTAATGATGTTAAAAATGCTTTGGCTGATTACATCAATAATGCGAGACCAGAGTCCGAGGAGCCGTATATCTTTCTGGGAAGTAAACTCCCATATTCGCCCTTGACCGGAAGCGGTATTACAGCTATCGTTACAAATTGCTTTAAAAAAGCAGGCATTGAAAGCAACGGGCGGCATCTTGGTCCTCATGCTTTAAGAAGCACTTTTGCCAGCGAGCTTCTTGCTGAGAAAGTGCCCTATGACGCTATTCGTGTGATATTAGGTCATACAGATCCGGGAAGTACCAGATTTTACACTAAGATGTCCATTGAAGATTTGCGTACCTGCGCTCTTGCTGTACCTCCTCCAAGTGGATTGTTTGCGGAGTATCTGAAAGGGGTGAGCATATGAAACAGTCATCATTACCTTTCAGCAGCATATTTGCCGATGAAATGAGGCAATATTTAGAATTGGCTGAAAGCGCTGATAAAGTTACTGAAAGTTATTACTATACATTCAAAAGGCTTGATGATTTTATAGTCAAACAAAATTATCAAGAAAAAATTTTATCAGCTGACATTCAGTATGCATGGATTAATACGCTTG